AGATATCTGATCCTCTAAATTCAATAACTATTAGCGGTGACCCTAACCCCAATGGTATCGCAGCAAAAACCCTCATTACGGTAGATAATGCAAGTGCTTTAGCTACCGCTGATACTATAACACTTAAAGATGGCTATAACATACAGGTTACTTTTACTTTTTTAACATCATCTGATGCTACCAGTAGTAATCTTATTGGAGTTCAAACAGCCCAAGGTGCTAATGATAACGACGCAGCGGCTACTCAAATAGCTGCTACTATAAGCGCAGGCAGTGGAACTTTTACAGCAACTGCAAACGGAAATGTTTGTACAGTAGTACAGGATGTAACTTGGGGTACTGATGACGGTAACAAGGCGGTTTCATCGGCTACTCCGCTTGGTGGCCCTGCTGCGGGAATTACCGTAGAATCTTCTTTTAGTGGGGGACGAGAAGCTAGGTGTTCTTTAAAAGCTAACCATAAAGAATTGATTGCTACAGGAACAGAATCTTATATCTATAGTGTTAGAGAAGGTATTTTAAAAGCAAGAACGGGAATGGGTACTAGTACAACTCCCTTAGATTTTAGAATACCAGAAGACTGGGATTTAGAATGGAATTATAGGTTAGGTCCAATCTGGACTCCTGCGTCCGCAGAAGCAGAAGTTTCTGTCGTTAAACTTTGGATAAATTCAAACAGAGGTAATTTTTTAACTAACACAGGAAATGAACAACAAGTAAACGTGATAGAAGACCAAAGCGGTCAAGAAAATGATTTTGTACAAACTACCAGTAATCAACAACCTCTGCAAACAAACCCCGTAGCCCTTAGAAATAATTTTAGGGGCCTGTCCTTTGACGGAACTGATAGTTTATTTTGCGAAGATGGCGATTACGGGGATGATTTTGATACCGCAACCAGTGAAGACTTTGGTGTATTCTTTTTTATTAAGACATCATCTGATCGGAACGATACCCAATGTTTGTTACAAATCCAAAACGATAACACTAATGGTACATTTAATGTTAGCTTGCTTACTACTTCTACAAATAAATCTATTGTAATACATACTAGGGAATCAAGCACTGATTTTAATAGAACTTATGAAAACGCTTTTGATCATAGTGAATATCATATTATATTTGTAGGACGAGTAGCCGGAGTGGATACAGTAAGGGTAGACGGAACAGCACTAACAGCAACCGGAGGATCTGGTGTTATTAAAGGCATTGATGGCGGGGGTAGCGATACTACGCTGGGTTGTGCTTTCGGGGTTGGTGGAGGTACGTCCGAAAGCAATCACTTTGCTGGAGATTTTTTTGAAGGAATTTTTGCCGCAGAAGGCTCAAACGGAAATATTTTAAAGAATTTATATCAGTACGAAGGATATTTAGCATGGAAATATAATATTGTTGACTCGTTGCCAGCAGATCATGCTTATAAAAAAGAACCACCAAGAGCAAACATTTGTTTATAAGGAAAAATACAATGGCTAAAAAACAAGCTAAGGATGATAAAAAGAAGAAAACAGCGTCAAAAAAGGGAGCATCTTCTAAAGCTTCATTTAAAGGACGGGCAAAAGCTAGTGCCGTAGCAACTAAAAAAACAGGCGTTTTCAATAGAAGGCGTAGAGGCACAAAAGCTTTTTCTAAAGGCGAAGCAGGAACATCGAGAAGACCATAATAAGAAAGGTTATTAAAAATGGCAAGTACAATTTCAGCAGCTACTCTTACTGTAACCCATACTGAGGCATTGACTCTCAATGGAGTAGACAGGGGCGTAGTTAACACATTAACGATTGCTTCAATTAACGAAGTAGATCACAGAATTATGACAATTCCAACAAGTGCTTTGTTTACTGTAGCATCTATGGGTGCTGCGGTAGGTGCAGGTACATATATTAACTCCGGTGTTAAATATATCAGAGTTACTAATAAAGATGATACTAACTTTGTTACCCTTGCTTTAGAGGCATCAGGTGACGCAGCTTACATAAAGCTAAAGGCAGGAGAAACCTTTCTTCTTTACAGCGATGAGCTTGATGCTAATAACGCGGTTATTGCTCACGGTTCGATTGCATTTGGCGATATTACCAGCGTTAAAGCAAAGGCAGATAGTGCCGTTGTTGATCTAGAAGTATTTGTAGCCTCAACTTGATAGGAGAATAACATGGACCCCATTTCAGCTTTACTTGCGCCAGAATTTATTACGATGATTGGCGGCTCGATTACCGGATTTCTATTTAGATCGATGGCCGAACGCCGCGCAATGGAGCAACAACGATTTGATAATACTCTAAAAATGATTAGTGCTAATACCGAATCTAGAAATGAGGCCATTAAAAGGGTTCCTCATGATGCTGGTAAAGTAACAAGACGAATTATTGTACTTGCCATCTTGTTTGCCACGATGATTGCACCCTTTGTTCTTCCTTTCTTTAATATCTCTACAGTTGTAGAACTTAAAGAAAACGTAGTTGGTCCCTTCTGGGGACTATTTGGTGAGTGGGAAGATACATCCTTTGAAACAATCAATGGATACCTTTTCACTTCCGAAAACCGACAAGTGCTTCTTGCAATTGTTGGGTTCTACTTCGGTAATGCTGCCGGAGGTAGAAAGACATGATTAATTTCATTAGCAATAAACCGTTTATTCTTTTACTTATGACACTATTTGGAATATCTTCTTGTAGATCTATGTCTAAAGATATTTCCACACAAGCTAAGAATAACACAGACGCTATTATGGAATTACACGAAACAACCCTAGAAGCAAGCAGAGGATTCTATACCTCTCCGCTTGGATTTCTTTACGCTTTATGCTTTTTATGGGTTACATACTTAACTGTTAAAATACTTTTTGCGTCCCCAAAGGGGACAAACTAGGAGATTACAAATGGATAATAATAACGAGACTCCAATGGCTGCTAATGAAGCAACAACCACGGAACAATCTCAAGCGATGACTCCAGAACAGACTCAATATAACAATGAAAAGAAAGCTTTTGAGACTCACGTTCAAGCAAATGGAGAGGCAATCCCAGAAAATTTCAAGGATGCTGGTGCTTGGTTTGATTCACTCAAAGGCGCACAGGCTGAATATACAAAAGCCCGTCAAGAAGTTTCTGAACTAAAGAAACAATACCAAGAAGGAACTGAAAACCCCAACTATGTAGCCCCAGAAGAGCCAGAGGCTCCTGTAGAGGAAACTCCTCAGTTAGACATGGATAAACTAGAAATTCCAGAAGCTCCTGTAGAGGAAACCCCCGAGGTTACAACGCCTTCTGGCAAGGTTATTCAACCAGAGAATTGGGCTGAGTGGGGTTTAGAAATTGATAATAACAACGGAACTTTATCAGATGATACCAGAGAAGCTATTAAAGCTGAGTTTGGTGTTGAAGATGCTATTATTAATGAAATTGTAGCAGGAAGAAAAGCCATGATGAAACAGGCTGTCAACGAAGCAGCTAATGTTGTGGGTTCTGAGCAAGAACTTAATAACCTAATGTCATGGGCTTCTAAAAATCTACCTGCTGATGAAAGAGCTAAAATTAACGAAGGATTACGAACCCCTGCGTGGGAAACCGTAATGCTTGGGTTAAAAACTAAGTATGAATCTTCTGTCGCTTCTCAAAAGGCAAAGGAGCCAACAAGCATGGTAGAAACCGCACAGCCAACCGCTAGTGTTGGTTCTGCCGAAGAACCCTTTGGTTCTAGAGAACTCATGCTTGCTGCAATGAGAGATAGAAGATATACTAGAGATCCAAAATACAGAGCCGCTGTTGAGAATAAGTTACGTTTAACTTACGAAGCTCAAGGCGGTCAGTTATAAGTTAGGTTGATTGCGTCGAAATCGGATAGCAAATCCCCCTTCGGGCAATGGATGGCTTTTCGCCGTAAGACACCTCGCTAAGACTCCTTTCAAGGAATAATCAAAGCGTGTGATAATCACCCTCTTTTTATTTTTAGATAGCTAAACTTGAAAGGAATATTAAAATGAGTTATACAGCTAATCTAGGTTTTGGTCGCGGTGCTTCAGGTAACGCCACCCTTACCGAACAAGGCACCCTCGGTGGACCCAGTGGTGCTAATAAACTATGGCTTCCCGTATGGTCCGGTGAAGTTATTACTGCTTACGATCACTATAGAGTTTTCGAACCACTCGTAACTGCTAAAACCATCTCCAGTGGTCGCGTAATGGAATTCCCCGTTACCGGTACTGTTGATCTTAAGGCATCATGGGGTGCTGGCGTTGAGCTAGTCGGAAACAGCGAAGCTTATGGTTCTGACACCATTGCTGTTCGTTTGGATGATCGTCCATACGCTGCTCACTTTGAAGTTGATAACATTGATGCTATGATTTCACAGTGGGAATACCGTAGTGAGCTTGCTCGTCAATCTGGTCTTACTCTTGCTAACGCTAGAGATAAGCAGATTCTTGCGGCTCTCGTTCGTGCGGGTGCTACTGACGGTACTGCATTTACCTCTAATGTCATTGCAGGTGAAACCACTGGTAACATTGCTGGTAAGATCTTTGGTTCAGCTACTCATGCTCACCTTGGTAATGCCAGCGGAAGTGCTACTGCTGCTCAGAGAACTGATGCAGCCCTTCTCCTTCTACAGCAGATTGAAGAATTCCATGTTCACTTACAGGAAAACAACATTCTTGCAGAAGGAACTTTCTGCGCTGTTACCCCACAAACCTTTGCTGACATCCGCGCTCTTGGTGTAGCCAGAGATAACGCCGCCCTCCTCGGTGGTGCTGGTCGCCCAATGTTCGGTGGTGTTGCCGAAGCTGGTGGTCTTGGTAATGGTCTTGAAGATGGCTACAACGCACTTAGCGATACCCTTGATTACATGGGAATGACTATCGTTAAGAGCAACCACCTTAAGACTTTGTTTAGTGCAAACGTCAAGAACATTGCTGATGCTTCAACTGGTCAAGACGGTGGTGGTTATGCTACTACTGCAACTCTTTCTGCTATCGGCGATGCTAAGTATAACCTTGGCTTTAAGGATGCGGATCTTCAAGCAATCATGTGGAAGCCAGAGGCAGTTTGTGCGCTCTCGCTTCAGGGCATGAAGGTTGATACCGTAGAAGACGTTCGACGTAACACCAACTTTACCGTTGCATCCATGATGGGCGGAACTGGTACTCTACGTCCAGAATGTGTTGCTCTTGTTAGCTCTAACGGTAGTATTACTCGTGCAGCAGGCGCAGGTACAGACGTTCTTACCCTTATGCACATGTCCGCAGACTTCGGTTCGACTGCCGGTACTACTGGATATCCATTCGGTTGATTCATTCTGTATATTTTTATATACATGCATACATTTCAAACGGCTCGTCCCCGAAAGGGGGCGGGTCGGATTTTTTAACTTTTACAAGGAGACTCCTATGGGCTTGATGAGTAAGCTTGACTGTATTAACCAGATGCTTTTAGCCTCCGGTGAATCTATTATTACAGCATTGAC